ACCCATTTTTTAGCTTTTGCCATTGTCCAGCCTTTAGCCTTCTCAAATATATATGTAGCCACCTTTTTTGCTTTACCGCAATATAAAGCTGTTATCCCCTGCTTTTTATCTATATCTATCGTGGCTGTAATATCACATTTAGCGACTGGAATACGAATATATTTATCGGTTTCTTCTGGCTTGTGAATTACTTCTTTATCTACAACCTTATCTTTTGGCTCTTCTACAATCTCAATAAATCCAGCTTCTTTTAATGGCTCAACATCAATTCCCTTGCTTATCATATTCGTTAAAGCATGAGGATTTGCAGGCACGGCACAGGCTGAAAATTCTAACAGCTCCCAAGTTTTGAATCGTCTACCTCTGTTATGTATAACTTGACCATCTTTATCTTTACCTTTTTCATCTTCATCATCTACAATATCCTCTGACTTGATTGGTACAAATCCTATTGACCAGGCACGCATGAACTTCTGTTTATACAGGTTATAGACTGTATCGGCAAGCGGGTAAGTGCCTTCTTCTGGGAATGTTACTTTGGCTGTTATACCATTATCGGTTTTGGTTAAGTCGCTTGCCTTCCCGATGGGCAAACCTTGATAATCATGTGCCATTAACACTACAGGATTCTTTTTGAAATTAGTCAGCTTTGCCCCTTTAGGCTCGACTATATCGCCTGACCTGTCAACGTCATTAGTGGTAATCGTTACATTTAAGGCACGTTCACCTTTGATTTCCTTTACTTCTGAATCGAATTGTTTAAGTATTAATTTTTGTGACATATTAAAAATCACCTCTTTTAATTATTTAATCTTTTATAACCGGCAAGACGACACATCTACAATTCGGATGTGCAGGGGGTGCATCAAAGCCGCCTTTAAAAGGTTTATCTATATCAATTGCACCCTGTCTTGCAATATCGGCACATATTTCACATTCTTCTTCATCGTTACCAACAGGTCCGCTATAAAACCATTCTTTTTTTTCTACTACTCCCGATTGTCTATATGCTTCTAAATTTCCCGAATTACTTGCACTTAAAGTTTCAGTCCGTGCAATTTTAACCGCCCTGCTTCCCTTCGCCTCATCATATACAATACCAATTCTATCTGCTAAATTGGGTATGCTTTCGCCATTAGCCACCCCTTCAGCTAAAGTCTTTTTCAGTTTATCAAGGGTCGTATCGCTAATAGATTTAATAAGCAAACCGCACCTGTCTTTTATCCATTTAATAACTTTGGGATTGGTTATATCAAATGCTATCTCTACGCCCAATTCAGCCATAGCAGCCTCACCATTTATTTTGACCATCTCTGTTATTCGTGGTAAGGCAAACTCCGTAAACTTCATTATTTCCCGTTCATCATGGGTAATGCGTAATACATCATCAACATCTTTAGTTATAGCTTTACCTTTTCGCAATGCTCTTAATGCTCGGTTCTCCTGCTCTTGAAATAACCGGATAATTCCCCGTTTAAACTCGTTTTCATGAGGGGTAATTCGTTTAATAAATAATTCCCAAAATTGTTTCTTATATTCGGCAGTATATTTAACTGCCTTGATAGCCTTAACTGTTTTTTTAGGCTCTGGTTCAGGTTTCGGCTTAGCTGGTTTAGATACATCCAGCGGAGCAATACTAAACGGTGCAAGTGGCAACTTACCCCAGTCAGCCTCATCAAGCCCATCTTCCACTCTTGCTTCATTCGGACTGATTACATAATTTTTAAGATTACTTTCCCTTTGTTTCAATCTAAACTCGTTATCGACAGGGACAGGATTGTCATATTTGCAATATAATCCTTTATCTCCATACATCGGTAATAAGAAAGTATTAAATACCTCTTCCTGTCTAACTAAACGTGGTAATATACATTCTCTATTCCAAGCTGTATCGAGGGCTGTCATATTAGCAAGATTAGTGTTCTCTGGATGTGATAGCTTTTGCGGTGGAGTATGGTAAGCACTGGCAAGCTGTCGCATAGTCCATTCGGCAAGTAACATAAATTCCATATCTTTATTAGATACGCCTACACTTTGTATGTGCATACCCCCGCCCAAATAACCTGTTTTATGCGCTCTATCTGCACCGCCATAAGTTTGGTCGAATAAAGTTAATATTTTCTTTGCCTGCTCTGGTGGAATACTTTTTTCACTTTCTAACACTTGCTTTAAATGCACGCCATTTTTAAATACATTTAATTGATATATCATATTATATTTATCAGTGTCATAGGCATAGGCTTTTCGTTGGACAGGGCTTGCTCCCCTGTATGGATTAGTAGGACTCGGATATTTAAAATATAATATATCTTTCGTCTCGTATCGCTTCTCAGATAGACCAACCCGCTCAATATAGTGGTCTATTATTCCATCTTTGACTACAGGACTCATCTTATCAGGCTGTCTAATATAACACTCGCCAGTTAAATCTAAATATATCTGTAATAATTCCTTGCCTTCAAATTTGGTCGTGAAGGGATTCCATGTTTGCAGTAATTCATAGAAGGGGTGCTTTTCGATAAGCTCATTATCTTTATATAATCGTAATGGAATAGAGGCACACCGTTCAGCAATTAAACTAACACAGTCGCCAGTCCAGCCTTGATATGCTTTTAACTGTTCCGAACTATTTTTATTTCCAGCCGTAGAAAATATATCAACGAATGAACCATCCCAGTATCTCTCATCAGTAACATCTCTGCCAGTAGATTTAGGGATAGATATATCGAGGGTTCGATCTATAAAGGGTATTGTTATTTTTATATGCTATCACCCCTTTCATGTATAAAATAAAAAAAGCGTCTCTAAAATGTCGGTTAAACATCTCAAAGACGCTCAATGGCGTTCTCGGGTTATTTGATTTTATTTACTAAATGTTATTTATTTGCCTACCCTGGCAGTTGGTCTGCAAAAAAGTGTAGGACTAATTCATTAAATAAGGATTAACTCTTTTTACAGGACTCAAACCTACCACGCCACAGGGTAGGCAAAAAACCTTTAAGCTATACATATATATTATAATATATCATAGATAATTAAGTATGTCAAATATTATTTATTCATTAACTATAAAGTAAGGTTCGCCCTCCATATAGTATGTATACATTACATAGCGGAATGCGTCCATAGCATGATCCATTCCCTTCTCTGGCTGTTCATATATATTGCCATCTTTATCTTTATGCCTCTGATAGCCTTCAATTTCCTTTTTTATATTTGTACTGCTCTTTGTAATATATATCGTAAACTGGTTAATATAATCTATCCCAGCTATAACTGACCCTTTGCCCTTTATAGCACCTTCTACATAAGCATAACCATAAGTATTCATTTCCTCTATTTTCTCCGGTGCTTCACTATCGGCTATAATACGCTTATCTTTTATATTCAATTCTTCTATATCTTTTAAAAGCTCTGTTACTGTCTGTCGTGTCTTGTATATCTCCTCATGCAGGTATATCTTTTTTTCTTCCATATCGACTACCATCTTAACCAGTGCATTCGGTGCTATAAAACCAAAATCAAGGCCATATATAGCCTCATCACTATCTGGGAAGTCCTTATCATCTATCATTTGCCAATTGGTATATATGGCATTCTCAAGATGTCCGTAATGCCCTAAGGTGTAGACTGTTCGGGTATTGCCTTTATAGCTTTCGAGTAGCTGTTTATAATTTTCATCAATAAATCTATTGTCTTTATAAGTAGTCCTGACAATAGTTGTATTTTTATTACTGCCTTCAAAAAATCTTTTATAAGTCCAGTTAGTATTTAATATCGGATTGTAGGTAAGCATAATTTGCTTATAGTTTACATTCTTACCTCTTAACCTTCTGTCTATTTCTTCAAAATCCTCTAAATTTAATTCAGTAGCTTCTTCTATCCAGATTGATGTTATGCCTTCAATAGATTTTAACTTCTCTGGATCATCTACTCCAGCAAAATATATTATATTACCGTTCTTGCATTCAATTGTCATATCAGTTTTATTAACGGTGAATAAACTTGTCAGTCCCCAGCGAATAATATAATCTCTGAATAGCTGAAAGACTGACCGCCTCAAAGTCCTGGCTACTTTATAACTAAAAATCTATTGCCTTTTTCTTTTAAGGTTCTTATTATAATCTTTTCGCAGACGAACCAACTTTTACCGCCGCCTGCACCGCCATATAAAACTAAATATCTATCTCGGTTATTGAATAACGAATAATATTTAGGATTTGATAATTGTTTCAAGTCAGTTAAATCAACTACCGACATTTTACTCCTCTAAATCTTTTGGCAACTTTACTTTAATTTCTTCTCTTTCGGTAGCCTCGCCCATCATAGTAAGGTCAAGTTTAGCAAGTATATCAAGGTCTTGCGGTCGACTAATTATAATTTTACCATCATCTAACTTTTTCTTGTAAAGGTCAACGGTCTTTCTAATTAATGCTCGATAATCAGCTTTACTATTAACTACTGCCTTATCAGTTTTAGCTTCTAACTTCTTTGCATTATTTATATCTCTTAATTCGATACGGTCTTGCCAGTTAAACGCTTTGCTCCAATTTGCCACAGCCGTTAAAGTTTTATTAAACTTCTGTGCAACTTTTCTTAATCCTCTATTTTCACCTAAACTATAATAATATTCAAAGGCTTCTTTATGTTTAAGTTTCTCCTTCATTACTAATCATCACCACTTTGACAAGCTCATCTGGCTTGTGTATTTTATTTAGCTTATTTAGGATATCGTTATCTGCTTGAAACTGCAATACCAACCGTGCCTCTTTATCCAAACTGACTAAAGACCGCACCTTCAATTCTTTTATTAATGCTTCAAAGGAAACTTTCATAATTTCACCTATACAAATAATAATTCTGGAACATTTTCAGGATAATATTTTTCTTATTTTGTAAGTTCATTATATAATTTCATCCAGCAAGTTCCATCATTACATACACGACTTCGTGGTTCAAGATAAAATACAACCCAATTCCTTTTACGCAAAAAATAGCACATTAATCTTTCGTGAATATGTAAAAGATTTTTTAACCAAGTCATTATATTTGCCTCCTTTTAAAATAATAATTCTGGTATAGCTTTAATTCTCTTATTAGCTATATCATAATATTTCTTTTCTTTCTCAATTAAAATATAATCTCTCCCTAAGTTTTTACAGGCTACTCCTGTCGTTCCTGACCCTGCACAATTATCTAAAACTAAATCACCTTTGTTAGTGTAGGTTTTTATTAGATATTCAAATAGGGCTACTGGTTTTTGGGTAGGGTGTAAACCTCTTGAGGCTTCTCTATTATTAAAATACTGAACACTTGAGGGATATTTTAAATCATCATAGACTTTCCCTTTTCTGTTTGATTTGAACTTTCCTATAAAAGAAGTCTTTTTGATGTCGGGATTTGATTTATAACCACTTTTTAACCTTGCCTTACCACTCCCCTTTCTTGGTTCTTTTATTGGATTATATTTGATTTTTCCTTTTCCAAATACAAGAGTATTTTCATGCTCTTTTAATGGTTGATATTTAGCTACTGCGAAATTACTGCCTACTGCTTTTTCCCATATCCATTCATACTTAAACATCTTCAAATTACTCATAACCAACATACTTGTAAATGGTTGACTTGCCGTTAATACAATAGCCCCATTATCTTTTATTATTCTTTTATATTCTTTCCACAACGGCTCAAAAGGAATAATTATGTCCCATTTGCAAGCTGTAGTTCCGTAAGGTAAATCGCATAAAATCATATCAATAGACTTATCGGGAATGTTAGGCATTACTTCAAGACAGTCACCACATATAATTTTATTTATTTCCATATCTATTCCTTCAACCTCACTACAACTTTCTCCTCTAATTCGTAAGCTTTTTTATCTATCATTTCCACTATAAGTTTTTCTTCTATCTCACTTCTAACGAGCATATAATTATGACATTTTGGGCATTTTACTATTTGCTCTTTAGGCTTGCCATAGATATCAAAGCCTGGACTGCCCACAAAAAAACATCGATTGCAAGGTCGGCCATCTTTTGTTGTTCCTTTACAACGAACCTCTATCTTATTATCTATAATAACATACCACCGCCTATATTTTCAAATTTTATTTAATTAGCCTATTATCTTAATCAGCTCATCAAGATTTCTTACTATATAATATACCCCACCTATAGCCTCAAAATCCTTTTGCCATTTCTTTTGGTCTTTCGATTGCTTCCCTGTATCTGATTTCACCTCAATAGCGATTACCTCTAAAGTCTTTATAGAATGAGTTAGCCACAACGTCACAAATACAAAAAAGTCAGGACTACCCTTATCGCCAAATCGGATATACCGCCTCTTACTTTCACCATCCGTTATGGGGACTCCCATAAAATATTGTTTCTTACTTTTTTTACCCTCAATCGGCATTGCCCCCGAATTGTTTCTAATATACATTAGCTTTTTTTGATTACGTTGTATCTGTAAATAATCTTTGATTACCCTGATTACATCGGCTTCTTTCATCTCATCACCGTCCACGCCCAATATCCTATCCCGCTCAAGCTAATTAGACTCAAGATAAACCAGACTATAGCGTCATCGGTTTCAGCTTTCGGTATCGGCTTGGTGAAATAGGCTAACTCGGCTTTTGTGTATTTATGATATTTCTGTTTTATCATGGTCGACCTCCTTATTGATTTTCTCCATTACTTTTTCAGTGAAGTTATCTTTTTTTGTTTTACTGTAATATTTATTTTCAATCCACATAATTCTATATTTTTCCAATTCGTTAATCTTCCGTTGTCTCTTTTCTATTTCTTCAACCAATGCTATTTGATTCTTCTCAAACTTCTCGCCCCGTTTAAGCAGTTCAATAACCTCATCCATCTTTTTGCCTTCTTTAAGACTTATTTCTGCACTTATAGGGACATATACATTTTCCCATTCGTGCCATATATCAAAAACCCATTTTATAGCTTCTTGTGTCTCCATTTAACCCTTCACCTCCCCAATTTCCCTCTTATGCAAAATCACCTCATCATTATCAACGCAATTATTTAGTAATGCCCGATGTCTATTTTCAGTCATTGGATAATATGTTTTGGCCTTCTCTAATGTTTCAACCTTACTTTTTAACTCGGCAATTTCGTTCTTTTGGTCTTGTAAAGTCATTATAATATATGTCATAAATTGCAGTTTGTAATCATAAACATATTTTGCATCGCATATCTGAATACATTTTTTAATTTGTTTTAACTTTTCTATACTCATTTTTTTCACCTCCTTTTTAGGAAAATATTTAATATCCTCTATGTTAATAATTCCATCTTCGTCAATTCTATATCCCACCATACAACCATAATCATCGGCTCCAAAATCCCAACTAATACCTAACATTTCTCGGTTAAAATCATTTTCATTCATTATTCTCCC